GGTGAGAGCGGCAATGCAACGGACGGATTTTCGTTGCCCGACAACCTCGGCAAACCGCTGCAGGATTTGAATGTGACGCTCGCGTTGGCAAGCGTGGATATTCGTTTGCTGACCCAGGAACAGATCAGGCTTCGCGAGTTGTTGGCAAGCCAGCAATCGCTATTCAAGGCTGGCGCTGCACCGGTCGCGACGAGCGAACCAAAGTCAAAACTCAAGGCCGAGATCGAGCAGCGTCCGCCGCCGAAGCTGATGCAGCCGGCGATGGCCAACGAGACTGCGCTGGTTGAACTCGATCAGTTGCTCAAGATGAGCAGCGACCAGCTGCAAACGCATTCACAAAGCACTCTGGAACTCGCCAGCGAGAAACAGGTGGCGGCCAGTGGTGCAACCAACGCCGACCTGTTGCAAGTGCAAGTCGCCGGAGCGCGATCCGGTATCGCCGACGGTGCCAGGGGCGACCAGCGGGCGAACGAACTGAAGTGGTTCTCCCGTGATGCCGCGATCAACGCAGCGGCGTTCAGGATGGACGTCAAAACGGCTGGCGAGATGTTGGCGGCCTGGCGTTCATCGCTGGAGCTGGATCGCTATCAGAGCCAGGATCTGGCCGATGCAACGAGCTATCTCGGCAACAGTGGCCTGGATGCCAAGGCCGCCGACATCGGTTCGGTCGTGCAACGTTCCGGCGAGGCTGCAATTACTGCCGGTATGACTCCGGAACAAACGGCCGCGTTTGCGGCGGCACTGCTCAACAGTGGCGCAGACAAGGAGGGCGCGAGCGCCGCGTTGAAGGGTATTACATCGCTGCTGGCGAAGGGCGCAAATGTATCGACGGAGCAACGTACGGCTCTGAGCCAGTTAGGGTTGAATCCCGAATCGTTGGCAGGAGAGATGCGCAAGGACGCTCCCGCTGCCATCAACTCGGTGCTTGCTGCACTCAATAAACAACCGCTGCAAGAACGGGCAACACTGACGAAGACGCTGTTTGGCGAAAACGACGTCAGAGTTCTTGAACTGCTGAAGAAACCAGAGGATGTAAAAAACGCATTCTCCCAAGTGGCCGACAAGCGCCAATACGCGACATCGGAACTGGGCGCCGACTCGGGGGCAGCCGCGAAATCCGCCGAAGTGTTTGGCAATACGTCGCAAGGGCGCTGGAATGCGCTCGATGCGAGTCTGACCCGGATGACCACCGCATTCGGCACGGCATTGGCGCCGTTGGCCGATGGTGCCGCAGTGGTCCTCACCGCGCTGGCCAATGGCGTGAGTACTGCGGCGCAGGCTTTCCCGGCCCTTACTGCAGGATTGGTTCTGCTTGGTGCCGCTGCTCTTCCTTTTGTTGGAGGGGCGCTGAAAACCGGCGTTGCGTCAGTCATCGACACCGTTTCCGCGAAGCTGTTGCGTCTGGCGACGACGCGATTGCCTCCCGATATTGCTGATGCCATCGTCGGTGACGATGTCTCTGATGGCGGGCGGAAAAACAAACGAGCGGGTCGTCGACCGGGTCGACGCACGCCGGCCAGAACATCGGCGCGCACTACAGTTCCACGCGCCAGTGGGAGCACTCGTTTGGGTGGGCTCACGGCCAAGGTCGCGCCTCTGTTTGATGACATCAAAACGGGCTTCAAACTGTTCGCCGATGGCCTGGGCAACAGCGAGATGGCATCGCGACTCAAAGGGCCCGTTGCCAAGCTTATGCCCCTGGTCGAAAGCGTTGGCGCCAAGGTCATGCCCAAAATCGCCCAAGCGCTGCCAGCGGTAAAACTGGGAGCGCCGCTGGCCATCGCGCACGCGGCCTATACCGGACTGAAAGGTTGGCGCGAAGGCGATGACCAAGCGGTCAAAGGTGCCGCCGGCGAGCTGGCCGGCACTGCCATTGGCGCCACGATCGGCACTTTCATTGCGCCCGGTATTGGGACATTCCTCGGTGGGACTCTGGGCGGAATGCTCGGTTCTTACGTCGGTGAACAATGGGGCAAACCTGCCGAGGACAAACTCGCGGCTCCCGCGCAAGTGGCCAAGGACCTGAGCAACGCTCAAACGCAAAACCAGCAGATCACCTATGCGCCGTCGATTCAGATCAGCGGCAGCGAAATCGCCAGCTCGGAAAAAGTCGGCGCGGTGATCTCGCAAGTGATGCAAAACCATTTCAGCACTCAGTTCATGTCGACAATGAGTACCAACCCCCTCGCCACCCGCCGCGACGCAGCCCTGACCGATGGAGTCGCCTGATGAAACAACAAATGGCACTGGGCAATTTCATCTTCGGCCTGTCGCGCAACTTTGCGTACCACCAGTTGCTGCGCAAGTCTGACGGCGGCTGGACCGAGATACAGATCCTCACCAGCAAACCCAAGTCCAGCCAGACCGGACAGAAACCGGAAACCCTGACCATTACCGGCAAGTCGATGTACGCCGTGGCCATGGATCGGCTCGATGAATTGCGTGCTTTGCAGGCGCTGCGCAGCCCGCTGCCGTTGATCGACGGGATTGGTCGAAACTGGGGCCTGTGGCGGATCAGTAGCGTTCAGGAAACCCAGACCCAGATCATCGATGACGGCACGGCGATGGTGGTCGATTGGGTCATCGAACTAGCGGAGTTCAACAATGCGTAACGCACGAAGTGTGGCCGGTGATTCGGTGAATCGGCTGCTCTACCGCGAAACCGGGCGCAGTGATGACGGCGCCGAAGAAGCGCTGTGGAGACTCAACCCGACCCTGGCCGAACACGGGCCGATTCTGCCCGCTGGCGTCTGGATCGTGCTGCCGGAACTGGATGTGAAACCCGCCGTGGTCAAAGCAGTAACGGCCTGGGATTAAGGAGGTGACATGGCACTGGGATTTACGCCCGCGGTAAATATCTACGGGGCCAACGCGGCCTTGCTCAATCAACGCCTGATCAGTTGGGAGCACATCGATGCCGCCGGTTTCGAGTCCGATCAGCTGACGCTGACCATCGATCTGGAGGGCCTTGAAGGGCTGCCAAGTCTGGGCGGCAAAATTGGGCTGGAAGTCGGTTATCGAGAAACCGCAATGGTCGATAAAGGCCTGTTCAAAGTGACGCGCCTGACGCCGACGCTGTTTCCGTTTCGCCTGACGCTGGTGGCCACAGCGGCGCCGTTCAGCAAGGATGATGAAACGGGCTTCAAGCAGCGCCGCACCGCCAGTCATGGGCCAACGACGCTGGGTGGATTATTTCGCAAGCTGGTGGAGCTGCACGGCTTTTCGCCACGGGTCGCGCCGGAGATTTCGTTGATACGCATCGAGCACATCGACCAGTCCAACGAGACCGACATGGGGTTTGTCACGCGTCTAGCGAAAAAATACAACGTCGTCGCCAAGCCTTACGGCGATGTTTATGTGTTGGCGCGCCCAGGGCAGACCAAGTCGTTGTCGGGGCAGATTCTGCCGGACGTGACGCTGTCGGTTACCCACAACAATCGCCCCGGCGATCACGCATTTATCAGCGCCACGCTGGAAGAATCGGCCCGCGAGCAGGCCAAGGGCTGCAAGACCTGTTTCTGGGATGCGGCGGCCGGGGTGTTGCGTTGGGTCGAGACGGGCGTAGCGCCGTTCAAGACGCTGCGCCAGAAGCAGCCCAGCGAAGCGGATGCCATCGCAGTAGCCGAGGGCGAAGTACGCAAGATGTTGCGGCAGAGGTACAAAGTGAAAATCACCTGCCCGGGCGATCCGCGCCTGGCGGCCGAAGGTCTGCTGTTGCTTGATGAGAGCTGGCCGGACTTCATGCGCGGACGCTGGTCGATCGACAAGGTCACCGCCAGCGGCAGTCGCGAGAACAGCTATCGCTGCCTGATCGATGCGTCGTGCCTGGATCCGAAGGCGGAACAGTAATCCTGAACCGAGTGCTTATTCCTGTGGGAGCGAGCCTGCTCGCGAAAGGAACGTCAGCTTCAGCATCGATGTGACTGATCGACCGCTTTCGCGAGCAGGCTCGCTCCCACAGGGACTGCGGCGTTCACTGTAATTTCTCTTAATTCGGAACACCCCCATGAAGATCACCCCGATCCTCACGCAACTGCGTGGGCAATGCCCTGGGCTTGCTAATCATATTTCGGTGGGTGTCGACCTGGCGTTGCTGCAAGGCAACCCGGATCTGCCAACACCTTCGGCCCACGTGCTGCCAATCGCCGATCTGGCCAGCAACAGCACCACCCAAAACCTCACCACCCAACCAATCCGCGACCGCTTTGAACTCGTCCTCGTACTTGACGCTACCGACGCGACAAAAGCGCTGGATGGGTTGCACGACCTGCGCGCCGAACTGTGGCGCGCGCTGGTGGGGTTCAAGCCCGATGCCGACTACAGCGCCATCGTTTACGACGGCGGCGAGCTGGTCTCGATCAACAGCAGCCGCCTGTTCTATCGGCTGCGTTTTTATGCCGAGTTCCAGCTCGGCCGCAATCTGCCAAGTCAGCCTGCGGAGAGTTGGCACGAGCGCGAACTGGACGCTTTGTCGTCCTTTACCGGGATGACGGTGCGGGTCGATGCGATCGATCCGGCTGACCCCAACCTGCACCGCCCGGGCCCGGATGGCCGGGTGGAAATGACTTTCTCTGGAGACGTAACCCCATGAGCAACCGCATCACCGTAGTGCCGGCCGCCGGCCGTGTCGTACCTGACCCGGAGGCCGGCGACCTGTTGCCGGCTGCCGGCCGTGACGTGCTGGACAGCGCCTGGTGGCGCCGGCGTCTGGCCGACGGCGATATCACACTCAAAACCGCAAAAGCGGCTAAACCACAGGGAGCCAAATAATGGCGATCGGATTCAGCAACATCCCGGCGGACATTCGTGTGCCGCTGTTCTATGCCGAAATGGACAATTCGGCCGCCAACAGCGCGACCTCGGCCATGCGCCGTCTGATCGTCGCGCAGGTCAACGACAATATTGCCCCGGCCGATGCCGGCAAACTGGTGCTGGTGTCGAGTGTGGCGCTGGCCAAGAGCATCGGCGGGCAGGGCTCGATGCTCGCCTCGATGTACGAAACCTTCCGCAAAGCCGACCCGGTCGGTGAGATCTGGTGCCTGCCATTGCACAACGCTGAAGGCAGCATTGCCAAAGGCGTCCTGACCCTGACCGGCACCGCCACTCAGGCTGGCGTACTTAATCTGTATGTCGGTGGTGTGCGGGTGCAAGCCACCGTCGTCACCGGTGCGACCGCTTCTCAGGCGGCCACTGCGCTGGCGCTGAAAGTCAACGCGACTGCCGATCTGCCCGTCACCGCGATTGCTGCCGAAGGCGTGGTTACCCTGAGCACCAAATGGACCGGCGATAGTGGTAACGACATCAGCCTTCAATTCAATCGGCTGGGCAAAAGCAACGGTGAGGAGACCCCGGCCGGGCTGGTCACCGCGATTACGCCGATGATCGGCGGTGTCGGTGTCCCGGATCAGGTCGCGGCGATCGCGGCACTGGGTGATGAGCCGTTCGAATTCATCTGCCTGCCATGGTCCGATGTGGCCACCCTCAACACTTGGCAAGCGGTGATGGACGACAGCACCGGTCGCTGGTCGTGGGCCAAGCAACTGTTCGGTCACGTGTACAGCGCCAAGCGCGGCACCGTCGGCACTTTGGTCGCTGCAGGCCAGGCGCGCAACGATCAGCACATGACCATTCAGGCGCTGGAACCGGGCGTCCCGCAACCGGTCTGGGTACAAGCCGCCGCGCTGGCTGCACGCACCTCGGTATTCATCTCCGCCGACGCCAGCCGTCCGACGCAAAGCGGCAGCCTGCCGGGCGTTGACCCGGCGCCGGCGAGCGAGCGTTTCACCCTGACCGAGCGTCAATCGCTGCTCAACTATGGCATCGCCACCGCGTACTACGAAGGCGGTTATGTGCGCATCCAGCGTTCGATCACCACCTACCAGAAGAACGCCTACGGCCAGGCCGACAATTCCTATCTGGACAGCGAAACCATGCACCAGTCGGCGTTCATCGTGCGTCGTCTGCAAAGCGTGATCACCAGCAAATACGGCCGCCACAAACTGGCCTCCGACGGTACCCGTTTCGGCGCCGGTCAGCCGATCGTCACCCCGGCGACCATTCGCGGCGAGCTGATCGCGCAGTACGCCAAGCTGGAGCTGGAAGGTCATGTGGAGAACGCCGAGCTGTTCGCCGAGCACCTGATCGTCGAGCGCGACGTGCAGGACCCGAGCCGCGTGAACGTGCTGTTCCCGCCGGACTACATCAACGGCCTGCGCGTGTTCGCACTGCTCAACCAGTTCCGTCTGCAGTACGACGACGCGGCCTGATCCGCGCAGTCGGCGCTAAGCATTCAGCCCACCTCGCGTGGGCTTTTTATTTGAAGGGAGAAATACCATGGGTCAACTGATTGCAGGCACCTGCTACGTCAAGGTCGACGGCGCACAACTGACCATCAATGGCGGCTGCGAAGCGCCGCTGATGGCCGTCAAACGTGAAACCGTCGTGCCCGGTTTCTACAAGGAAACCGACATCGCACCGTCGTTCAAAGTGACCGCGCTGCACACCGCCGACTTCCCGCTGAAGAAGCTGATCGAAGGCACCGATATCACCGTCACCTGCGAATTCAGCAACGGCAAAGTTTACGTGCTGGCCGGCGCCTATCTGGTCGAGGAGCCAGTCTCCAAGGGCGACGACGCCACCATCGAACTGAAATTCGAAGGCATCAAGGGGACCTGGCAATGAGCGGCGCCGTGAAGCTTCAAGTAACAATCGAAGCCCACGGCGAGCCACTGACCGAACTCGTTCTGCGCCGTCCGACGGTGCAGGAAGTGCGAGCGATCAAGGCGCTGCCGTACAGGATCGACAAGAGTGAAGAAGTCAGCCTCGACATGGACGTGGCGGCCAAATACATCGCCGTGTGCGCCGGCATTCCGCCGTCGTCGGTCAACCAGTTGGATCTGGCTGACCTCAACGCGCTGAGCTGGGCCGTTGCGAGTTTTTTCATGAGTGCGGCGTCGGCGCCATCACCGACCTGATCGCCGTCGCCTATGACCTGGCCTGGTTCTGGAAGGTTGACCCCGAACAGATGATGGCCAGGCCACTGGATGTGCTCCGCGAATCGCTGGAGCACGCGCAACGGATCAATGCGATGCAGCAGGTGCAGTGATGGC